ATTATGAATATTCCATTTCATTTAAGCAATGGAGGGAGTTATAATGTGGGGTTTATACATTAATAATAATGGTTCATGGGTAAATATTTTGAATAAAGGTAATAGTCTAAGTTGGAACTCAGAAGAGAGTACTTCTCTAGAACTAAGCTTTAGCAGTATTTATAACCTGAAAGAAGGCAAGTTAATTTATCTCTATAAAAATCAAAAAGAAATATTTAGAGGTGTTATAGTTAAAAAAAACGAAGGCAATGCTTCTTATACTTATAGTGCCTTAGACTATGTTTGGTACTTAAATAAAAATGAAGAAATAAAACAATTTAATAGTATATCTGCAACAAAAGCAATTACACAATTGTTAAATGCTGTAGATATCAAAAGCAATATTATAAATATGAATACAATAGTTAATAAGGTTTATAAGGATCAAACTATAACATCTATTATAGAAGACATTTTAGAGCAGGTAACAAATGAAACTGGAATTAAGTATTGCAAATATATGGATGTTAATGTGTTTACAGTTGCTAAAGTACAGGATTTAAAAATATATCCTAAATTTATAATTGGAAATGATTTAACTGTTAATAGTAGCATAGAAGATTTAAAGAACAGTATAATTGTAGCTTCTAACCAGGGTGAAAATGCAAATATTATAGCTAGAGCAAAGAATGATGATTCTATTGCTAAAATAGGAAGATTACAAGAAGTTATAACAGTAGAAGAAAAGGACTATTCGCAAGCAAATAATATAGCAAAAAATCTATTGAAAGATAGTAATAGAGTAAAAAAAGAAATGAGCATTAATATAATTGCAATTGAAAATGGTGAAGAGATAAAAAGTAACAGGTTTATTTACTTAGATATAAAAGAAAGAAATATAAAAGATTGGTTTAGAATAAAATCTGCTAGCCACAGCCTAGAGAATGATTTGCATAAAGTTAGCTTAACTTTTGAATATTTTGAGGTGATATAAATGTGGGCAAATGATTTAGCAAAAGAGTTTAGAAAAAGAAATAATGAAAATAAGATAGGAACAGTTTTGGGAGTTGTATTAAGTGTTAATCCCATTAAAATTGGTATTCTTAACAATAAAGTATTTTTAGATAATAGCAATTGTTATATAGCAAAGGATTTAAAGGATAGAACAGAAACTGTAACTATAGATGGAGTAAGCAAAGGAATAACATTTAAAGGGGCTAGTGTGGGCGATAGTGTTATTGTAATAACCAGTGAAGATAATCAAACTTTTTATGCAATTGAGGTGATATAGATGTTTCCAAGTTTTAATAATACTCTAGAATTACAATTGCAAAATATGAATACAACAAAAGGATTCAAGAAACTAGGCAGAAGTATTGTATTTGATTTTGAAAATAAACGATTTGTGTTTAAGGATGGAAAAGTATTGGAAACAACAGAACTTGAAGCCTTAGAATACTGGATAAAATTATGTCTATTAACACAGCGAGATAATTTTAATGTTTATAAGAGTACAGGCTTTGGAGTTAATACTAAAGATATTGTTAATAAGAAACTAAATGCATTTTATGTGGCAGAGCTTCAAAGAGAGATTACAGAAGGACTTAAACACAATAGATGTATTAAAGAGGTTACAGATATTAAATTAAGTCAGGAAAAAAGAAATTTAACAATAGATGTAACTGTAGAATTACAAGATAATTCAATCTTAAAGGTGGTGATATAAAATGTACAATTATACAGTAGATGAGCTGCATAGTAAAATCTTACAAAATATTTCAAATGAATATGAAAAGACAGTGGGGTTTCCAACCTATGATTTAACAAAAAGTTTTTCAATTCAGGAATATGCAATTTATCAAGTTTTAAACTCTATGATGGATAAATTAGATGTAGATAAATTAACTGGTGATGAACTTACCAAATATGTATATCAAAGAAAAGGTGTCACTAGAAAGCCATCAAATAAAGCAAAAGGAATTATAACTGTTAAAGGAAATGGAACTATAAATATTGGTGATTTATTCTCAACATCTAATGCTGTTGAATTTAGAGCAACAGAAAGTAAACCTATTGTAGGTAGTGGAAATATAAAAATAGAAGCATTATTGGCAGGTACAAGTGGTAATGTAGGTGCAAATACTATAACTCAAATTCCAATAACATTGCAAGGAATAGTTAGTGTTACAAATTCTACTCCAACTTATGATGGATATGAAGAGGAAAGTGATAATAACTTAAGAGAAAGGTATTATAAAGCACTTCAATTACCTGCTACAAGTGGTAATATGTATCATTACATTACTTGGGCAAATTCCATAACTGGGGTTGGAGGTGCGAAAGTATTTCCTCTTTGGAAAGGTGATAATACTGTTAAAATAGTTATTATAGATTCTGATAAGCAACCCGCAAATGCAGATTTAGTCAATAGAGTGCAAAATTATATTGATCCCAATGTAAGTGGTGATGGCAGTGGAGAAGCTCCAATCGGTGCATATTGTACTGTAGTTAGTGCAGTTGCAAAACCAATTAATATAAGTGTTGACGTTGAATTAATAGATAACTACCAATTAACAGATGTTCTTAACAATATTAAAAATAACCTTACTGAATATCTAAAATCCATAGCATTTGTAAGCAATCAGGTATCTTATGCAAGGGTGGGTTCTATTATATTAGACACTGAAGGAGTAAAAGATTATACTACTTTCACTTTGAATAATGCATTAGCTAATGTTGCTATAGCTGATGAAGAAGTGGCAATTATTGGGGATGTGGTGGTGATTTAATGCAAAAGGATGAATTAATTAAAAATATCCATAGTATTTTTAGAGAAGATTCATGGATTAGAGAACTATTTACAAGCATAGGATTAACTTTAGATGAATTAAACAATGCAATTATAGATTTAGAAAAACAGTATTGGTTTGATACAATGACATGGGCAATTCCAATCAATGAAAAACTTTTAGCAATAAAATTTAATCCAACTAACTCAATAGAGGATAGAAGAAGTTTCATAGAAGCAAAGTGGAAAAGTGCAGGCAAAGCAGATTTAGCATTAATACAAGCAGTTTGCAACTCTTGGAAAAATGGAAAGGTTGCTGCAAGCTTTAGAAATGGAAAAATAGAGTTAAAGTTCAATGGTGAATATGGAATTCCAAATGATTTTCAAGGATTATTAAAAATCTTAGATGATGTTAAACCATCTCATTTAGGATTAAATTATATATTTACTTATTTATTAGTAAAGGATATTAATAATAAAATCACATTGAATGAATTGCAGAGTAGAAAAATACATGAATTTGCTTTTAAAATTTAAAAAGAAAGGACAGTGATATTATGCCAACCACAACAACAAATTTAAATTTGTATAAATATAATAGTGTAGCTGATGGTAATAGCACATTTAATATAGATATCGCGCTCAATGAAAATTGGGACAAGATAGATGCTGATAGTAAAAATAAATCGGATTCAATACAAGAACTTATGTCACACTTGGGAGAAATGACGAAATTAAAAACAAATATAACAATAACACCTACAGGTTGGACACAAAATGTTACAACTCAACTTTGGGAGTATAAAATAACAGATACAGACATAACTGCTAATACTATGGTAGATGTTAATATTCAACTTTCTTATTTAGAAAAGGCAGAGACTTTAAAACCAGTAACACAGAGTTTTAACAGATATGTTCTACTATATGCTTCAGATAAACCACTAGAAAATATTATAGTAGATATGCAGTTAACAAGGCAGGTGATATAGATGTATGGGAAGGTTAACGTAGGTGGAGGTAGTAGTAAGAAAATTTTTCAACTTAATGAGATAGAACCAGTATATGAAAATGTGGAACTCAGTGCCACCAATGAAAAAATAAAAGATATTGTAATTACAAGTGGATATAAAACATTTACATTATTTGATGATAATTACTGTTTTGTATTTGAATATTTAATGGCAACTAAACAAGTTAAAATGACAAAGTTAACAATAGATTTAGAACTAATAACTGTAAAAACTTCTACAGAAACCTTTACAGGTTTTGATTCAACAGCTTCTAACATGTTTGTAGGAACTAAACAATTTGTTGATTGTGGTGCGTACTTCTTATTCTTTTGTAGTAATAAAGCATATAAGATTGATAAAACAACCTGTGATGTTAATTATTTTAAAGATTTAGATGCCCAACTTTCTAATAGGTCAATATGGGGAGTGTCATTAGATAATGAAAGTAATATAATTTTAACAACTATATATGGAGGTTACGTTTATATTTATAGATTAAACAAAGATACTTTGAATATTATGAACTCAATATCACAAGGAGCAGGTTCAGCAGATTACATTTCAAGAGCAGTAATACAAGGTGATGGTAATTTTTACTTTAGTTATTCAAAATACCAAGAAGACCCAGAAGGAGGAGGGTATTATACTGGTTCAACATATGTAATAAATTACACTTTTTCTTCAATTGCTACATTTATAAATAGTAGCTATTGCGTTTCTGGTGATATGTTGGTAGATGTTCCAAGTAATTCCTTATACTTTGTTTCAAGGACAGGCTATTTAGTTAAAATGCTTTTTTCAAATACATCGTCAGTAGTAAACACTGCTCCAATTTACACAATTAATGGTAGTAAAATACAATCTGGAATAGTTAATGATAGTATTTTTTTAAGTAATGCTTATGGTGGAATATACCCAACTACATTTTTCAACCAAAACAATGATATAGATAATGGACGTAGTTTGTATCATGTTTACAATATAAAAGAACAGAAGATAACTTCCTTATTAAATGCACATAGAATTAATTTAGGTGATACTTCTTTTTCAAATCATAAGGACTTCCATAGTGAAAACTTTTATATGTCAAATAATAAGAATTATATGTGTATGGCAGTAAATAGTACAAATGCAACCAATACTTTATACAAGGTAAACTTAGTTGTAAAACCTTTTCCTAAATTTGAAACAAAAGCACACACATATGGTGCTACTATAGCTTCAATGGCACAAGATGAACAATATATAGCTATAAGAAGTAATGTTGGAAGTAAAACGAATCCAAGAATATATGATGCACAAACATTAGAATTTATAAAAACAATTACATCAAGAGATACAACTACAGCTAAGATTTCTAATTTCTCTTATATAGGTAATGGTGAAGTGTATTATTTATGGAGTAGCAATGAAGTTGAAATATATAAAATATCAGATGGAACAAACAGGGCATTCACTATACCAACTCAAACAATTAAAGGATTTTTAGTTAAAAATGGTTTTGTTTATATAATAGGACTTATAAATACAACAAACAAATATACTTTAAATAAGTATACGTCTACTGGAACACTTGTTTACTCAGTAAACATACAAGACCTTTATAATTTACAATATGCTTCATCATCCTCAACTACTTTACATGAATTTGCTGTTGATAATGGGATTATATATATGATTAATCCAAATTCTGGTACAAGTTTAGTAATGTTAAATGATAGCGATGGTTCATTAAATAGTATTAAAACATTATCTATTAGACCAACATCTGGAACTATATCAATGACAAAAACAAACAATCTTATTCTATATTGCAAAAAACAAGATGCCCCCAATTCTACTCTTACTTTAGATATACATGTTTATTGTTATGACTTAATAAATAATATCAATAAAGAATTGTTTATTGAAAATCTTGGAAATTCATATTTGACAGCAAAAGGTGTAAAAAGTATCAAAGGATATGAGGGTATGATTTGTATTCATATAGTTGATAAGGGTGTTGAAAAAATGCTTTTAGGAACTGTGAGAAAAAGTGCAAATGTTACAGATGGATATGAATTTAGTTTTTCTGAACAATTACCACTTATAAGAGATTATGATTCATTACATGGTACAATGCCAAATGATTTCATAGGTTCATTATATAGTGTTGATGGTACAAAACTATACAAATATTATGTACAATCTGTATCAAAATACAGTTTGTTCAAAGGATATAAAATAAAAAAATAATGGAGTGATAATATGATATTCATACAAATTGACAAATCAGACAATAGGGTAATAAGTGAAAATTATATGCCATTTGACCCTAGATATGGTTTAAATATGACGAGAGAACAACTAGAAAAGATTGGTTACTTTGTTAACTATATGCCAAATCCAGAAGTAAAGGTTGGTAAAGTACCTGTTAAGAAATTTAATACAGAAACAAAACAAATATACTTCGATTATATTGATGAAGTAAAGACAAAAGAAGAACTTCTTAATGAAAAAGTAAAAAGACTTGAACAGGAAAATGCACAAATACAATATGCACTAATGATGGGAGGACTATTATAATGTTAACTTTTGAAAAAATTAAATACTATTACGATAATAATCTTTGGACTAAAAGCATGGTAGGTGATGCTGTTGTTAAAAGTAAAATAACAGCAGAACAATATAAAACTATTACAGGAAAAGATTTTGTAGCATAATAGATAAAAATTGCGACATAATTATAAAATTTAAATATTAATTCTGAAGGCAAAATATAGGACCATAGAAGGTCTTTTTATTTTGCCTATTTTTTCAAGAAGGAAGATTAAAGAATGAACTGGGATAAACTTATAAGTGCAATTATTGCAGTATTAGGTGCTTGTGTAAATTATGCATTTGGAGGGTTGGACATGGCTTTACAAACATTATTATGGATGATGACCCTAGACTACTGTACAGGCTTAATTTGTGCATGTAAAAATAAATCATTAAGTTCTAGTATTGGATTTAAAGGGCTATATAAAAAAGTAATGATACTTATTATAGTAGCTTTAGCAGTAGCTATAGATAATATTACAGGAACAAATGGACTAACTAGAAATTTAATTATTTTCTTCTATGCAAGTATGGAAGGTATATCTATATTGGAAAATGCAACCATGATAGGCGTGCCATTTCCAGAGCAATTAAAAGATGTTTTAATACAGCTTAAAGATGGTAACAAAAAAGAAATTAAAGGTGCTAAGGAGGAATGATTATGTACAAGTTATTTTTAGATTTTGGCCATGGTGGTAGTGATACTGGTGCAATATCAAATGAATTAATAGAAAAGAATATTAATTTAGTAACAGGGCTAGAATGCAAGAAAGTTCTAGAAGCTAATGGGCTTAAAGTAGCTACCTCAAGACTAGATGATAGATATGTAGGTTTAAAAGAAAGAGTGGAAATGGCAAATGTTTGGGGAGCTAATTATTTTATATCTATTCATTACAATTCTGGTGGAGGGGATGGCGTAGAGGTCATTCATTCAATCATTGGCGGTAAAGGGGAGAAGTTGGCAAAAACGGTAGTTAACTCAATAAATAAAGTAGTAGGGCAAAATCCTCGTGCCAAATCAACCTATAGCAAAAGTGGAGTTGATGGAAGAGACTATTATGCAGTTATAAGAGAAACTAATATGGATGCCATAATTATTGAATGTGGATTTATTGACAGTGAAGATAGATTACTATTTGATACGCCACAAAAGCAACAAATGATGGGAGCTGCAATAGCTTATGGGATTTTAGATTATCTAGGGATAACCATTAAAGAAACTGTACTAATTCCAAAAAAATATTTTGTAAGAACAGGTGATTTTCTAGCAACGGATGGATTAGAAATGCGCAATTTAACTAACAGATATTTTTATGATATAGAAAGACTTTATGTTAATCCTAAAGGAGCTTATTTATATTTTGAAACACAATATTTAAGTAAGGAAAAGTGTAATGAAATAGTAAGTAGGTTAGCAAAAGATAATTTGTATGCTAGCATTGTTGAAGTATAATTTATATCTAGTAATGATTTTATTATTAGATATGATGATATATTTTTAATATTGTAAATAATAGGCGAATGTATAGTTTGATTAAGGGAACTTAGACTAGTATATT